GCCACGGCTTCCACGGCGCGCTGAACGATCCAGGTTTTTCCTTGAACTTCGGTCACCAGGAGAACCTCCGAGTCGATTTGGACGCGGAAGCTTCCCTGGCGCGGGAAGAGCTTTTCCTGGGCGACTTGCATCGTTGTCTGGCCGGCGGTAATGCTGCCGACCAGGTAGGTCACGGCGTCGGCTTGGTAAGACATGGCTCAAGTTTCTCCGTCGGAAAAAAGGGGACAGGACCTCTGCCCCCTCGCTGAAAGCCTCAATTCTGCAAATGGCGGAAAGGTCCTGTCCCCTTTTTTCCGAACGCTCTTACGCGGTGGTGGCCCACAGGAACTTGGAGAGCTTGGTCGGCGCCAGGCGCAGACCGGCCAGCCGCTCGGGCACTGGATCGCTCCTCGCGCTCTTGAACTCCAGGACCGCGTAAGCCATCGATTTCCCGAGGCTCGTGTGGACCTCGCTGTCCAGCGTCAGGCGGTCATTGTCATCTTCCACGGCATAGCGCCGGCACCAGATGGTCGCCACGGGGTAGAGCGGCCGATCCTCGGCCAGCTCCAGGAGCCTGGCTTGCAAATTCGCGGGCAGCAGCCGCTCGAAGTAAGAGCGGGTGTCCTCGCCAAGCAAGATCTTGGCTGCCTGTTCCGTTGGTATCTCGACACGGAACTTTTCGCTCTCCGTCTTGGCCGACAGGGTGTAGAGCTCCTCGGACTGATCGCCGTTGTAGCACCGCACTCTCAGGGTGAGATACTTGTCTCTTTGCTGACGAGCCTTGCGCAAATCCCACGCCCCGGTGTCAAAGTAAGTCGTGGCCAACGACTGACCGCAAAAGCCGAGGTCATAAGGCTCCCTCGGCCAGATTTCCGTCATGGCGTTGGCTACCGCGGGAATTCGTCCCTGAGGGACAGCCCAGGTTCCGCGGTTCGATCTCAGGTCTGGCGTGGTCGGCAACGGCATGGCTTCTCCGGTGAATAGGAGGGCCCAACCTTCGTGATTGAGCCCTCCAGGCCCTTGCAGGTGCTTTCGCACCTCTCCAGCAGGCCGCCGGTACGCTACGGCCCACTTCGCACGGCACTCCAGCCTTTGGATTCAAGGTGTGATGGGCGTGCCAAACACCGGGTGTGGTCTCAAAGCGTCGGTTCCCTGCGTCGTATTGGTGCTGGCTTGGCCGGCTGCCCCGAGTGTCAGGCCCGGATTCATGTGCGTCATGACCGTGCCGTTCGAGCTCCCGGTTGTTGAGCCGGTCGAGACGACATGGTAACCCGGGTCCAGAGCGAGGATGGACTGGCCCAGGTTTGCCAGCGCGGTTTCGACGCTGGCACGTAGTGCCGCCAAGCCTCCACTGATGCCGACCACCAGGATGATGCACACAAACAAGATCTCGACGCTGTAGACCATGCCTTTGCGCGTGGCGTTGGGCCTTCGTTTCCGCGGGGTACGATGCAGCTTCGGCCTGCGGATGGTGACTGGGTTCTGGCGCGCGTTGGCTTTTGGCTCTGTCATGATAGTGCCCCTTTCTTATTGGTTCCGTAGTCAGAGCCGCGACCGTGAGGGAGCGCTTCGACGTACCGCTCCCTCACGGTCGCGGCTCTGACAATTCAGGCTCTGACAATTGTTAGTTCTTTGGTGGTGGTAACGCGCCGGGCGGCGGGTCGTTCGGCGCCTGGCTGCCCCGCTGGCGCCATCCCGGGTCCAGAAGGTCTTTGGCGTACTCGAGCTGGAGCTGGGCATTCTGGAACAACTGCTCAATCGTGGTCAGGGCCGTGTCGGCCTGGTCGAAATACTTGCTGACATATCCGGATATGAACACGCTCTCCTGGTAGTCCTTGGCGCTATAGAGCGCTTTCTCGATGTTCACAAATTGACTTCCCAGGAGGTTGATCAGTTGATCGGCCGTCGGCAAAAGCAGGCATCCCTCTTGGGTGTCGTTGATCGCGCGTTGGGCGGAAGCCCTCGCTCTTGCTGTGTTGATCTTCAGAGTGTCAGCATCCTTCAACAACGCATTGACATTTACGATGTCGGCAAAGACGATCTGGTAGATGGCTACCGAGGTTTCATATCTCTGCCAGAGCTTGTTTTGCGTCACAATGTCTTGGTTGAGCTGGCGGGTCGCTACGCTGTCGATGCCGGCCTGGCTCAGCGCCAGAGACGTCAGGATGGTCAAAAGTCTCATAGTGTCTCCTTGGAAAGAACCCGGCGGCGCTACCCGTCCCGGACCGCCGCCGGGCTACTGCGTCCCCCTCAGGACGTCACTCTGGTGTGGTTTTGCCGTAGCCCAGGGACTTGAGGACAGCCAAGACCTCGGTCCAGGTCGGATAGGGCCGCCGGCGCTCGCGCTTGTAACGGTCCATCGCGCGCAGAAACTCCAGCTCGTCGTCCGAATAAGTCGCCAAGTCGCTGGTGGCTTTGCAGGTCGGCCGCGCGGACCGCAGTCTGGCTTCGTCGTCCATGGTTAGCTCACCACATTCTGGGTTGTCACGTTGGCCCCGTTGTTGGCATTGTTCGGCTTGTGCTCGGCCTCGTCGCCGAAGGCCGCCACGGCCACCAGCACGTTAGCCGAGTTGACTTCCTTGATCTGGAGCCGCACGTACCTCTTGCCGGTAGTGAGCTGACTGGCGTTGACCTCGAAGGTGTAGATCTTGTTGGCCGAGGTCAAGCCTGTCTGAGAGACGTTGTTGGCGCCGGAGTTGCCAAAGGCCCCCGCCGTGTCGTTGGCCGTCCAGGAAGAGTTGTCGGCGCTCTCCTGAAGCCACGCCGAGATCGAGCCGGCGTTGGCCCCGATGGAAAGAACAAACAGCGCCCTTCTGGACTTTTGCATGTCCAGGCCGTCGGAGCTGAGTCTGGCGTTATTGAGCGTCTGCGGCGCGATGCCGTTCATGAGAGCGAGGCGTTGTGTCAGTTGTTCGGTCTGCATGGTGTGATTCCTTGGGTTGGTGGTAAATGATGGTGTTGGTCGTTAGTGGTGAGTGGTGAGTGGTGAGTGGTGAGTAGTGAGTGATGATGGATCGTACCACTCACCACTCACCGCTCACTACTCACCACTCATCTCACGCGTGCAGGACAACGAACGGACTCACGGTCGTGCTGTTGTCTTGCAAGGTGATGTACTTGTCCATCCAGGGCTGGCCGTCGAGCCGCTCGACCACGCGCCAGGTCATCTGGTTCTTGAGGAAGTTGACGTGTTCGGAGGCGGCCACTTCGAGCTGCTGGCGGTCGCCGATCACGTAGAGCGACGGGTCCATGAGCACGATGTCGCCAGCGGTGCCCACGGCCGGCAGCTTTTCCGTGATGAACAACGGCAGACCCAAGAGAGTCCAAAAGGCGCCGCCGACCTGGCCGGCGTTAGTGCCCGGAATGCTGCCCTTGTTGGCCGGGCCCTGGTGGAAGCCGCCGTAGTATTCGGCATGAACAGGGCCCGGTTGCCGGCGTCCGCCAATTGCAGAAGATACGGCACCACGCTCGGCGAGCAGGCCCAGATGGCCTTGGTTTGGCTGGACGGCAACAGGCTCGCGAACATCTTGCTGATGTCGTCAAAGCTCACCTGGTTGGCGTTGGAACGGCCGCCCGACTTGGCCGTGATGGTGGCGCTGGCGCTGACGACGCCCTGAGGCTTGCCGGTGCCGTCGCCCCGGAGGAAGGCGTATTCCTCGTACCAGGCAATGGCCCGGCCAAACAGCGTGAACAGGAAGCGCTCCAAGCCAAAGGCGGCGTCCTGGAGCAGGATGTTCGAGCTAACCGAGTAGCCGGACAGCTCGTTGGCTTTAAGCTCGAGCTGCTTGAAGCTGGGCTCGGTCTCGGTCCGGGTCTGGGCCTCCGCAGTCCAGTACATCTGCACGCCGCCGAAGAACGGCGTGACGCCCGCGCTCTGGGCCGTGGTGATGTCGAGGTAGGGCAACATCAAGGTGGCGCTGCCCATGGGCATGACAAAGGCACGTTGGCGGAAGAAGGTGTTCTCTTCCATGATGGTCAACAGCTGCCGGTAGAACTCGGGCGGCACGGTGTAGCCGCCGGTGGCCCCGGACGCCTCGCCCAGAGCGGCTTTGGTCTGCCAGGGGACGAACTCGGAGCCATAGTGCTTTTCCAGGTAGCCGCGGTCGCTTCTGGCGACAGCCAGGCACCAATCGCCGAACGTCTTCTTGGGATCGCCGCCCTCCTGGTCGCCGAAGATGATCGGCGCGGCGTTTTTGCGGCTCTTGGTTTGGACGTCGGCGAATTGCTTGAGCGTGGTGCTGATAACGGCATCCAGGTTTTTGGTCAGCGCCTGGACCGAGCTTTCGACGGCCTTGGCGATGATGGGCGCGTAAGGATCGCCCTGGACGGCCTCGGCGACGCCTTGCTCGATCAGGCTTTTCGCCACCGGCTCTTCCGCGATGTCAAGCGTGGCGCCGACTTTGTGGCCCAGGTAATCTTTTTTGAGAGTGATGAACATTGGCATGAATCTCTTGGGTTGGTGTTGGTCGTTAGGCGTCCATCTCCAAGAGCCTGGAGGCTAACACTTGGTGTTGCTCTCCCTCCCGGTCGTCTCTAATGGCTGTGAAGAAGAGTTTGCCACCATCGCGCGCGATGGTGTGATAGCAATTGCGAAATTAAACTCGGCCGCGTTTGCGGTCGATCGAGTCGCTTACGAGCTTGGCCAGGTCGATGCGCGCGATGGCTCTCTCCACTGCCTTGGTGATCTCGCCAACGGGCGTAAAGATGATCGGCCGGCCGGGAGTGGAAGCCTTGTGTTCCAGGCGTTGGCATGCGCCCGCCCGGAGCGCATCGCTCCAACCGAGGGCGCTGGATAGCTCGGCCGGCATGGGCTTGGCTTTGGAGACAATCTCGACGACCGTCTCCGGGTTGACGGGAATGGTGGCGACCGCGTACTCGATGAGGAGCCATTCCTCGACGATCAGCGTGTTGTCGGGATAGTTATTGGCAGTGATCTCTTTGGCGTCGGCATAGTGGGCCTTGGTCGGCAGCCAGCCTATTGACTTGCCGTTGAGAAGCCCGGCCTCGATGAGGGCAAAGACTTTGTCCGGCGGCCAAATCGTCTCCGACCAGCCGCCCGGCCTTGGCGGGTAGACCGTCTTGGCCTTGATGCCGCGCATGGCGCCATCCTTGACGGACTTGCGCCACAGCGAGCGGCCGATGGGCGGTATCGAGTAGTCATGATTGAGGGTTACGACGGGGTTCAGGGCATATTGGCTGTCGTTCATGCCCTTGGCGAACATGACGTGTCCATAGCGGTCCACGGCCTGGGTGCTGATCCAGGACACGTCGCTGCGCTCGCCGGCGTTTAGCTCGGTGGCCGCCTTGTCAAAAATGGTCTTCTTGTACTCGAACTCTTTGCTCTTGGGCAGCTGCTTGAGCAAAATGTCGAGGTTGCGCGCCTGCCTGTCGGTCATCGGAAAGCCGAGCGGACCTTCAGTGACGGGGAGCTTGGGAATCGTCATGGTTGCAATCCCTGGTGAGAAAGAAAAAGCTAACGTTCGAGAGCGATCCCAGCCCCGTTTACGGGGCTTTTCCGCGCAGCGGTGTAGGCCCGTCGTTTACGACGGGTGCTCGGGCTGCGAAGTGAGTGCCAGCCCCGTTCACGGGGCTTCTTGCAGTTAGGCTTCAGCCGCGCCGCCTCTGACTCCAGGGCTCAAGCCGAACCGCGAGAAGCCCCGTGAACGGGGCTGAGCACACGGTCTCGGCTCACGTTTACCCGTCGTGAACGACGGGCCTAACACCACTACGCGGCAAGCTCCCTGAAGGGAGCTTAGCAGGCAGCCCGTACTTGCGTAGATGCCAGTGGCTCAAGGCCGTGGCATCCGAAAGGGGGCGCAGGGCCTCGGCTTAGACGCCAGCGTCAAGCACCACGGTACAACGCCCGTCGCATGTTCAGTCGCCAGCTCGCTCATCCCGGTTGCGAGCGCCAGGATCGGCCGGACGCTTGTCCGTTTGCGCCCACAGGGTCGGCAGCCATGGCGCCCAGCCCCACGGGACCGGTTCCAGGCCGCGCTCCATGCGGTCCTCGTTGATGGACACGACGCCGTACTTGAGGTCCAGCTCTTTCTCCTTGGCCGTGAACTCGCGGTTGAGGGGGATGGGGTCTTCGGACGCCAGGAAGAGACGGCGGCTGGGGTCGTAAAGCGGTATCAGCTGTTCGTTGAGTTTTTCGTCGCGCCGGCGCAGGCGTGGCGAGATGGCCTTGCTCATGTGCTGGTGCTCGGCCGCTTGCAAGTTGGCCAGGTTGGTGTCGGTGGACAGCATGCTGAGGGGGACGTGAAAGGCGTTGGCGATGTCCTCCTTGGTGGCCTTGAGATCCGCCAAAGCGGCCAGGTCGCCCATCGATTGATTGAGGAGCTCGACCTTGAGGCCGGTCTCGGCGATCACGACCTTGCCCGAGCCGCCGCGGCGGAACTTGTCGTTCCACTGGCGTTCGAGGCGATCGCGTTCTTCCTCGCCCAGGCCCTCGGGCGCGCTGATAATGGCGTCCGGGATGGCGCGGTTCTGCAGCTTGGCCTGCCGCAATGCGGCGTAATCGCTGGTGAGGCTGACCTGCTCGAAACAGGCTTCGAGCGGCGAGAGCCCGCTGGCGTACGGGTCGCGCGGGTTGGGATAGCGAAAATGGATGCAGTCGCTCGGGCTGAAACGCTGGCAGCGTGCCCCGGTGCGGTATTCATAGTAATCCACCACGTTGGGACTATCGGGCTCACGCCGGGGCGTGACGTTCTGGCTGGGCAATATCCAGATCCGGGCCGGCAGCCCCAGGACATCGCGCTCGATGTACCAGTAGGCGCTGCCATGAACTTCCTGGTAAAGCGTCGTTAGCTCCCAAAGGTCGAAAGCGTTGTGAATCGGGTTCACTTGGGCCAACAAGTCCAAAAGCGGATGGGCCACGACTTCCTGGATGCGCCGGGCCGACTTGGTGTAGGCGGCCAGGTGGCCCTCGCGGCGCAGCCGTTCCTCAACGTGCCGGCTGATGGCCTTGGTGGCGCATTTGGGTTCGGGCTGCTCGCCCGTGCTGGTTACAAAAAGGCGCGGCGGATAGGAGGCACAGACCGCCGCATTGATGCTGGCGCAAGTCCAGGCGGTTGCCTTGAGCTCGGCCAACAGGTCATTGGGAGTCGGCTGGCGATTGCGTTTATAGCTGTCCACGAAGCTGGTGCCGGTCCATTGATTGCCTGTGAGGCCGGCGGGAATGGTCTTGGCCGCGAGCCACAACGCCACGCGATGGAGAATGCTTTGCAACATGCTGAGCCCAGGGATAAACGCCCGGAAGGCGATTGGTGCCTGCGTTACAGGATCGATTATGAACCAAAGCTGCGCAATGGTGAGAGAGCAAAAGGAGGCGCCCGATCCAA